AGAGAACAAAGGGAAGAAGCCTTCTGGAAAAACAGTGTTGACCTGCTCACCGATAACAATTCATTCCTTGAGAGTATACTTGATACTTCTAGTAAGATACATGATGTATTCAAGACATACTTATCGGAGTGGGAAGATTACTTTATAAATCATACAGTTTACAACAGTGCATATACCCATGATACTGTAGATAAGATACTCAGGGCTGAGAAGGATAAGTCCGAAACAGCTATATATGCTTTAGCTGATGCACTGACAGAAAATGATGTTAAGCTACTATTAGATCCTACCGTACAGACAAATGCTCTGCTATCTCAGATACTCAAGGTAGTAAATGCCATGCTCAATCAGCAAAGTTCTGGTGTTGGTGGTGTATCTTTAGCTGAAACAATAGCAGGTCTGTCATTGGGTATTGTTGAACAGTAAATGCCCTTATATAATAATGAGTAAACTTAATGGAGGGTTGCCTTTATGAACCTAATAAAATTTCCGGTAGCGACTACTAACATATTCCCGATGGCTAATACCACAAAGGGTGGTCAGCTGGTAACAGAATTTAACCTGAGATCTAGGGATAGTGTATATACCGCAGAGTCTGTAGAGTATATGATTGGACCGTCATACACTCATAGCGAACAGGATTTCTATGTACGGACCCTTGGTGACACTATGGATTATTTCCCTGATAGTGCGACTAATTCCACCAGCATACTTGAGATACTACCTGGTAGAGCTGTGGTCAATGGTCACTTCGTGCAGAGCCTTGTTCCAGTAACAATAGACCTTGCGGAAATAAACGCTGACCTTGTAGCTCAAGGCAATACAGCACTTGCAGGCGATCTGTCAATAGGTCTGCGGGTATTCTATAGTACAGAGCAAACTATGTCTGGATCAATAGAAGCAGAAACTACACAGGATGGTGTAGAAATGTATGCCGGTGTACAGGTAGTGATACTTCCCACGGATCAGTTCTTGTTGCCTACTTCTACGTTTGTTTCTGGTGATGAAGAGGTCGATTGTGGTTTAGCTGAAAATCAGGGACTTGTCACAGCACATCTATTATTGGCAACATTCAATCTAAGTGGAGGAAACATTACCAACCTTCACAATAACTACCCAGACAAATGTCAGATGTTCCCTGCTAGTAGGGTGGGTAAAATTGACTCCATTATCTCCGATGAGTATGTTAAGAAAACGGGGCTAAATCCAAAGCGGATATATTCCTTTGCTGGAAGGGGTAAATCTTCTGTTGATGAATATGATACTTGGTGTGATACAACCAATTGTCTTATGGTGTGGGACAACTTGATTCCTGAGTATGTGACTAAGAGGCCCACTGTAGAAAAGGCAGTATTCACTACAAATGATGCCGGTGTAACACAGCTTATAGTTCCCCATAAGCAGATTACCACTTCTACTGCTGGCTATAATATGGAAGACAGCAGCGGTGTACAGCAGTTTTTCGCTCCGGTCGTTATGGATCTTCCGGTAGCTGATTTCGCAAGCAATACAGCCGGTACCGTAAACGGTGAGTATACCAAGTCAGTAAAGAACGTGCTGAGTAAGATAAATCAGTTCTATCAGCTGACTAATGGTAAACAAGTAGGCTTTATTGAAGAGCTGACATATACTTCTGATGGAACTAAGCCTGATCTTCCCCCAATAAATCCTAATTGGTCTGTTGGTGACTATATACTGGTAGCAAGGGATACTACTATCATTAGCTCATACAATGATACGCTAAACCTTACCGCACCTTCTACCATATATGTTGTACTACCAGGATATGTTTTGAGCATAAACCGTGGTGTGACTACACTTCCTACTGGTGTGGAGCTCGATAGAAAGTATCTGAATAGCGAAGATAGCCCATTTACAAATCCATGGGATTATACGACTTTATGGGATCTATCGAACAATCTATATCGTGGTATAGTTGATGTGGACTATTTCACATTAGAATTTACAACACAAGATGTCAATGGTGATGATGTAGTTACTGAGTATTACTATACGGTAGCTACAACTACTGCTGTTCGTGAATATTCAGCACCTATACAGCTTACAGGACAGTTGCCTTTTGCGGAGCAGACATTAGTAGGTGGCTTCCTCAATGTTCCTGATAGCGCCACAGACTATGGATATGTTTACCTTGATGATGAAGGCCATCTGAGATTACTGGACTATGCTCTGCTGAGATCAGGTACACTTGCATATCAGTTGGGAGAAGATTTTACAGTACCGACTGGCCTGACACTTGCAGAAGTTCAGACATACCTTGATGAATATGTCAATCAGCGAATAGCATTTCCCAATGTAAATCAATCTCAAAATTCGGATACACCTAATATTATCAATATCAATATCAATCTGACTGGTGACGAAGACGGTGGTACGATAGATATATTCGATATCGACAGTAGGTTTAATACTGCTGTATGTATCAACGTATTCGGTACTGCCGGAAGCAATGTAACTATCAATATCAGCGATTGTGCTAGGGTGAAAATCAACAGTGTTATCGGCGGAACGCCGGTAATCAATCTGTATCGCTCCTGCTTGTATTACGATGCAACTATTCTTGACTATCTGTCTACAATAAGGGATATGACCTTGTGGTATGCTGTATATGATTCAGCTACTGATCCCGATTTAGTTGTAGAAGGTATGACAGTCAGAGCTTCTGTGGCTTCGGAATACATACCCGGCATAAATGCCACATTCACAGAATATTGGAGTTCCGAAACCCCTAATGATAATCACTTTGCCGTAGCTCTGCAAAGCATAACCTTTGGCAGTAACGGATATATAACCGGGTGCGGTGTGCTGGTAAGAAACAACTCTACGTCAAATGTATCAGTAGGGAAGTCTATCATAACCGATACATTTGAGCTTCCGCAGGGATCTGCCCTATACTACCCTAAGACCAGACTAGCTAATAATATAATCATTACTGGCTGCTTTATATCCGCATATACGACTGAAACACCGGAAGGCTATATGATTCAGGACACTAAGTTTACAATAAAAACTCCTCGCTACAATCCTGATTTGACCATACCAGAAGGAGGAGCTGGCGAACTGGCTATACTGGTAGATGCTTACAATATCGCTAGATTTAATCCGGTAGTTATAGATTCATGGGATCCAGGTACATTCCATTATTTTGAAGGTACGACCTTTGTAGTTTAAGGGGCTGATCAAATATGATGCTTCATGACTTAATTAAGATACGGCTGGTGGACATGGGCTATCTGCCAAACTATCCATATCACATGATCTCAGATGCTGAAATGTGTAACGCATTTATGGACTGCCGCAACCCCGATCCTGGGGCTGCGGTTGATCCAGATTACCCTGGAAGCGGTATGTTTTTTGACTACTACCCTCTATTAGATAGGTCAGACAACGATCTAAGCGGTGCATACGGACAGTTGGTATTGACTATACAGTATTATCTATTATGTATGCAATATGGGTCTGACAGGGATTTCAAGCTCCCTGATTGGATATATTCATATATGCTTGGATCTACAATAAGTGTATATAGTGATAAGCTGGATATTCATGACCTGATATATCCCCTAGGTGTAGACAATATAGATGATGATTTTAATGCGGATTGTTCAAGAGCTTGCCTTTCTACAAGCTATGACTGGATCAATAGAACTCAGTCATCTAGCTATATCAAAGCCGATACTACTACTTATCCGGAAATATTGGAGGAGCTGGGAAGGCGATATGTCTATGGTAGAGCACTATCTTCTATTTACTTCTCCAATCATATCCACGGTGTGGGATATGGTTGGTTGATCTCACGTCCACCAACAATGTTCGGTGATCCAGATGTAGTTAAAAGTATACGCCTTTCGCAAGCATCATTAGGTAGGTGATTATATGCAGTTTCTTCAAGTACCTGAAAAAATGAGCCTAAGCAACCTTCGTGAACGTGTAGGAACACGAAACCTAGACAGTGTTTTGAACTTGAATTCCCTATCGAGAACGCCTACTATCGGTAAAGCCCTAAAGTCACTATATGATAATACCATTAGTATGACCGAGACCGTAGATAGTCAGCGCAAAATGACTGTGTTGAATTCCTTGACTAATGATGCTGATGTATTTGAAACAGCAGCTTTACTTGATGAGAACGGCTGGAAGCTACTATCTAGCAAAGGGACAATGCCTAGTATGCTTCGTATTCCGGAAACAATCACACTTCCAGATGCTTCTGACATTATAGGTGGAACTAATATTCCTGTGGATAGGCTGGTCTATGATAGGGCTATGAACTATCTACGGAATAACCAGGCTATTGACCCAATTATTTTTAACACATATAATATGCGGAGAAGTTCTCAGATATACGACACTGCTTCCGGTGGAAATCCGATACAGTGGTTTAATATCCCTTGGGGAAAGATCTCATTGTACTCTTCCTTGAGTGGGACATCTGTCGATTTCCCGGTATTCCCCGAAACATATTCAGACGGATATAAAGCGAATTATGACACGATGCCTGATATGCTGTACCAATATGAGCCTTGGTATACATATAAAGGCTCAGGTCCCAGATCTAATGATTATGTATTCAAGATGCACCGTGATATGTGGTCTGGGGATCATCGTGATGGTAAATGTAATGATTTGATACGCTTCTGTGAAGCTAACTGCTATCCTGATTACAATGGAGCTGCTGTCAATACTTCCACAGTAACACTGTATATCTCAGGAAAAGCTCTGATAAGCGGTATCTTGACCGATGTGAAGGTTGAGTATGACGGTCCTGTAGGACTAGATGATTTCCCCTTGGTAGTTGAATTGACACTTAGCATCACAGAAGTAGCTACCGCTCCGGTAACACATACAACTATGCTAAGGAGGGGAATAATAGGATGAGCTATTGTAAGCCTATAAATTACAACACACTGACCCCATATAAGGAGCTAGAGCATACCGGTATAGAATATGGTGTATGCCGTGACTTCGGTCATATAAGCCGCTACAAGGGCTGTAGACAGGTGGTACACAATCCCCATGATACATCAGAAAGATATATAGCCCTTGAGACTACAAATCCTATCAGCTCTAATGCACCATACTTCATGTACGAAGTACCGATGTATGAAGAAAACCGACTGGATCTGATAGCTAAGAAGTTCTATGGATCAGCACAGTATAGCTGGATACTAAGCTATTACAACGGCATTGAAGACGGATTTACTGTATATGGTGGTCAGAAGCTAAGGATCTTCAATAATTTCACTGATCTTTTCGCTAAAGGTGAACTGCTTGCAAGTATTCCAGCAATGTCACTGAACCTTGGATATGAGTAATCTTTTGTGCAATTTGCTATTTCAGTAAGAATTTCCCTATAGGGGAAATACAACTGGTTTCGGCAAATTGCACAAATTTTAATGAATATTAAAAATTTTAGGAGGATTGCATATGTACAGATATATTAAATCAAGTTCTGAAACAATTCCCACTATAACTTCCGTAGAAGATTTAATGGAGGAGCTGGAATACGGTAAGTACAGACATTATGGTCTGCGTGGAGCGCATGAAGAAGATTTAGAAGTTTTGGACAGAGGTTATCTTGATCCTTCCCATGTTTGGGAAGATGGAGAGTATACAGACGAAGTGCTTAGTGGAACAAGTGCATTGGACGTAACTGATACAATGTCAGAAGCAGAAATTCTTGATCGTTACAAGCAGTGTAAATCTACATACAATTTCCATAATGGTACTGTGTTGTTGCTAGGCGATAATAACTATGAATATGGTGATGACTACGGTGAAGTGCTGCTAGGCAACAATGGCTATGGTGCCGATGTTGTAGCCTTTGTGGATCTTGACTGATATAACCTTAAATAAAGGTGATAGCTGTAAAGCTGTCACCTTTTATTTTTTATTTAGGAGGACTAAACCGTGGTCTTATGTGATACCGATATTAGAAGTAAAATAATCAGTGACAAACTCATAGAGATACCAAATAAACCATATTTGGATAATGTAGATCTCTATGAACCATCTATTCAGCCCGGAAGCTACGATGTCCGGCTGGGTACAAGTTTTAAGCGACCAACAGTGTCAGCAATCAAAGCCTATACTGGTTTTGATGAGATCCTTGAATATGAATCAATCAATGCCCCAGATGGCATTATAATAAAGCCACATTCATTCCTACTGGGTACTACGATCGAAATAATCAATCTGCCGAAGGACATCACCGCTTTAGTAGAGGGGCGTAGCTCCGTAGGTAGACGAGGATTGTTCATTCAGAACGCCGGTGTGATCGATGCCGGGTATGCTGGACAGATCACGTTAGAACTGTATAACGCAAGTGATTTCCCGATACAGGTAGCACCGGGCAGACGTATAGGACAGATACTATTTTTCCAGATGACCGGACTTTGTGAAAAGCCTTATGACGGAAAGTATCAGGGTCAGTGGGGTGCGACCGAAAGCCGACTACACAGAGACACTAACTGAGGAGCTGGCTTATATAACCAACTTGAGGTGATATTGTGAAACGTCAACCATTTTGTAATTTTGTACTGGCAGGTGTTAATCTGACAGAGTTCGGTCTTTTGATACCTAGTCCATTTTCATCATTAGAGCTGGGAAATAGCCAGATCGCTACAATGACTTCATGGACACTGAACTGTGTTGTCGGCGGAGATGTATCAAAGAAAGCTAATAGTGCCGCTTTTGAAGCTCTATTATATAGTGCAGCACAGTCAGCCAGCTCCTACGCTAATTCAAGTGGAATACCAGTCAGCTTCAATTTTGGTTGGCTTGATGAAAGAGGAAATGTATCTGAATATCTTTCATACCAGGGTTTCACAATAAAGTTTTCCGTCAGCACCAATGGCATATACATGAATTATAAGATAACTGGATATGCTTCTCTTGCTGTACAATGCAGTATGCCTGTATTAAGGGTTCCGGCTATCAGTGGTGTAGTTCAGCCTTCAGCAGTAGTTGTGGCTTTGGCTAAAGCATCTAAGGCTACAAATTACTATCAGCTCGATATTGATAGGAATGATGTACCTACTGTGATCAATCACGGTGCTATGACCACCAGTTTCAATCAGTATGTCAGAGGTAACATATCCGCTTCTGATAACTATGAGAAGTTCCCCGGTCTGCTTGCTTTGTCTAAATCGTATAATGCTGCAAGGGAAAGCACAGGATTAGATCCTAAGTACAAGAAGCTCAGTCAGGTGATGAATAATCGGATAGATACACCTGTAGAGAACTATCTGAGAACATACAATACCGATACAACACCACAATGTAACTCATTCTCATATTGGGTAGATGAGCCTTCTATGACTCAGCCAGGTATTATTCACTATAAGAGTAATGCTGGACTACAGACTTCTGAAAGCCTAAATGTTTTGCAGTATGGTACATCTAATTCAAATGTATTGACTTTATCAGGATCCTATGACGGTGTTGCCTATAATATGTCAAATATGAATTTCAAGCAAGTAGGCTTCATCGTAGATGGCAGTGGTAATTCTATCGCACAAGGCTATGAAGTAGTCAACAGTTGGAGCTCTACACTTGCTGATGTATTCCAGACAGCTAATATAATAAATGACATAAATGCACTTGCTACACAGTTCAGTGGCGATTTCACTGTGCAGATAGCCGGAAGCACCAAGGAATACACCATAGCACAGCCTGTATCTCTGCTGGTACTATCAGGCGGTACGTTATCACCTATATCTGGAATATACAACATAATGTCTGTAACTCATACTGTAGCTAATACATTTATTACCACGCTGAAACTGCAAAGACTGGTAATGAGTAGTGCTAATCAGGTAGCCGCTTCTCAGAATATTCTTGTGTCTGGTAGCAGCGAATATAACCGTAGTTCTTTGACTACAACAAAGAATATCATCACACCATACAAGGTGGAGCTGGGTGACATTTACCCCAACTTTGAGCATATGGGAGTTGCAATATGACTTTTGATCCTTCATTTCTTGCAGACACAGTATTCAATTACGGTGGTGTTCGCAGACCATGGATAGGGGATAAGTCAGATCCTTTATTCAAACAGTATGGATATAACACTGGAATAGATATATACTGTTACAGCGTATACAGCTATGCAAATGGTGTTGTGCTTACGGTAGGACAAGATCTAGATGGATACTATTCTGTTACCGTGCAGTATGATGCTACATCCTGTCTGAGATATACACACCTATTATCACCTGATGTACAAGTTGGTGATGTAATACAAGCTGGATTTGTAATAGGTATTGTGCATAAGTATTTTCGGTTTGAATATGTTTCCAAGGATAAAGGGACTTCTTTATGGCCTGTAAGGATAGGGACTGAAACATATTATAAGCAAGACCCTATGAAGATGTTCGGAGTTGATTAAATGACTAAAGTTGAATATGCTGTGCAGTGGTGTGAAATGATAGCTGCCGATAACACACACGGCTATGACTGGACACATCAGGAAGCAACTAGATGGGGACCAGATTATGATTGTTCATCTTTGATCATAACTGCATATGAAAAAGCTGGTATACCTGTGAGATCAGTAGGAGGAGCTGGACGTACCTGGGATATGAAAGCCGCATTTCTAAAATGCGGTTTCATTGAAGTTCCTAATTGGAACAGAAGTAATGGTGTAGGTCTTATCCGTGGTGATGTGGTACTGAATTATGCCGATCACACTGAAATAGTTGTAGGACCACAGCAGCTTTTGAAGGCATCCAGCGATTATGACGGTAGGCAAGGTGATTCAAGTGGTAATGAGATCCGTGTAGGTGGATATTATAATTTCCCTTGGAATTGTGCTTTACGATACCGAAATCAAAATGAACAATATACTGGACAACCTTTATCATCACCAACTGCCTATGATTATGCTCTATCGGGGGAAGTAGCATCGGTAGAGCCTGATTATACGGAGATCAAAAGCTATATTACATCAGTCAATAGAGATACCAAATCAACTGTAGATTATAAAGCATTAAAGGATATAGGTCTTATAGGTACTATGATAGAAGCTGGATACCTATATAATCTCAGTCACATAAAGGTCGATACATATAGAAGCCCTAAACTTGATGAACAAGTGACCGCAGCTAAGAAGGCAAAAGTCCTTTATGGCTTATACGGAATAGTGCGGGCTAAGAATGTAGAAGAAGCAAGGGAGGAGCTGGCTTGGCTGAGGATATACATTCAGAAGTATGTTCCCCCATTAGGTGTATGGCTCAAACTTGAATTACCTTCCGGAAAATCTATGAATGATATGATAGTGTCAGCTTACTATGATATGCTTAAATCTGCTGGATTGGTGGGTAAAGTTGGCTTCTATGTGACTAGAGATCAACTATCGAAGATAACCTGGTCAAAGTGGCAAGAACTGTTCCTACTGTGGCTGATAGATCCTATATCTGATATATCGGAAATCGAACAGATACTTACACCTGAGTTCTTCATGCTGGAAAAGAGTTGATATAGATGTCATATATACCAAGATTGGAAGCACCCAGCTCCTCCGATAAACACTGGATACAGGTTGGAAGCGGTGGATATAACCCATGTATATACATAAGGGGCAATTCTGTACTACCGAACTGCGTTGGGTATTCTTATGGCCGATTTATGGAAGTTATGAGAACTACATCTTGTAAGTTATCTACAGCTAATGCCGGAGAATGGTTTGGGTATACCCAGGATGGCTATGAAAGAGGACAAACCCCTCAGCTGGGTGCTGTGATATGCTGGCGCAGACCAGGTGCTGCTGGACACGTTGCTATAGTGGAACAGATAAATTCTGACGGTTCTATAGTTACATCTAACTCAGCGTATAATAGTACATTCTTTTATACTCAGACACTATATCCACCAGATTACACATGGAGTAGTCTGTATATACTACAGGGCTTCATCTATAACCCTAAAGGTTCAAAGGCTAACGGAAGTAAGATCCAAGGATTTATAGAAGAAGCTAAATCTCATGTAGGTAAATTAGCTTCTCTATTGGGCTTATCGTTGATAAAGCCCTGTTCTGCTGACTTTGTGAGATACTGTGCAAGTAAGGTAGATGGGCTTATAGGCGAAGTCATACCTCCTATTGATAGCCCCAGTCAGATAGCTAAAGTGGGTGTTCAGAAGAAGTATGGTGGCTTCCTGCCTGGTCCCGTATATAATAGAGAGCCTAAGCCCCAGCCGGGAGATATAATGCTTCTTAGAAATTCACTCTATAGACAATTCAAGGAGCGTACTGATTGTGATAGACTGGCTATAGTGTGCGAAGTCAATGGTGATGTAGCTACAGTAGTTCAGTTAGATAATTTCAATTACATCAAATTAGGGAAGTACAGATCAGGGTCTAAGCAGATATGTGGTTACTATAGACCTAAGTGGAGTAAGGTAGATAATTCCGTAGGTCAGACTATAGGTTATGGAAAGACCGGAAAATTCTATGATACGGAAAATACTTCAGAAGATGCAACTATCCGTGAAGTAGCTTATGTAAGTAAAAATAAACCGATTACCAATAGATCTGATATTAAACTATCTGTAATAAACTATACTACGCTGTTGTCAGCCTTTCTTGATGACTTATTAGTTCCTACTGTATATAGTGGTAACGTAGGTGAAAACGTTATTACTGATGGTATAACTAATAAGAACGCTAAAATAGTAATTGATTTCTTGATTGAGAAAGGTTTGAATGCTGCCGCTTCATGCGGAATTGCTGGAAATATAGAGCATGAAAGTAATTTCAATACCGCTTCTATCGGTGATGGTGGTACATCATTCGGAATATGTCAGTGGCATTATGGGCGTGGTGATGCCATGAAACGTATGGCTGGATCTGGTTGGAATAGGAATTTATCCGGACAACTTGAATACCTTTGGTATGAATTACAGAATGCTTATAGTTCTGTACTTGCAAAGCTCATGGCTGTAGCTAATAATGAAGCTGGTGTAAGAAATGCGGCTGATATATTTGTCAGGGAGTTTGAGATCCCAGCTAATGTGGATGAAGAATCGCAGAATAGACAAAAGACTGCACTGAGCTTTTGGAAACAGATAGTAATACAAATGACTACCACATCCACGGCTTCATCTACAGTAACCGGAGGAGCTGGCATAATGAGCGGTAATGCGGTTGATATACCAAGCAATATCATACAGGCTGGTATATCTGCTATCTACACAAACTACATTGCTTTCAAATGGGCTTATAAACAGGGCAAGGTATTTGATATGTGGAATGCTGCTGGACGGAAGTCAAACAGACATATAGCCACACTCAATGGATACTATCTGATAGCCGTTAAGCCTATATTCGGTACAGTAGGGGATAAGATGTCAGTTATCCTTAATGACGGTACTGTTATCAATGCTATAATGGCAGATGCTAAAGGTACGGAAAATGGAACATCGGGTGCAGCTTTATATGGACACAATCAAGGTGGTAGAATAAATGTACTTGAGTGGGAAGCCTTTGACGGAACTACCGGAAACTATGTAAGGACACCACCGGATCTTAGTGGCTGGGAAGGTAAGACAGTAAAGAAAATAATCAATGGAGGTAGTATACTATGATAACATATGGATATGCCAAAGGCTATCAGTATACAAATGACGGAACACTTATGGTCCAAGTCCGGATACCTACTATTCACGGAGCTTGGGATCAGAGCAGTTACCGGGGAAGAACTGTTCACAACTATGTACTTGATTCGGATCTGCCTTGGTTTCAGTCTGTACTGCTTCCACACCTACCGAATGACGGTGATGTGGTAGCTCTATCTTCAATAAATTCAGCAGATAATGAGTTCCTTATCATCGGTCTTACCGGAGGAAGCTATTATTCCGGGGCTACAAATCTTTAAGTATCGCACCGCTACAGAAATGTGGCGGTGCTTTTTTTGCTTCAAAAAACCTTATATAACTATAAGACTATGTATAGGTGGTGTTTCCATGACTAATAGCTTATCTTTCCCCACAATGTTCGATGTAGCGAGAAATAAGGTCGGTGTAATATCTGACAATGAATCGATCGTAAACAGATCCCGACTTCTTATCCTTTCAAGTCCTACAGAGCTTTACAATGAGCCTGATTTTGGTGTAGGTCTGAAAGAATACCTCTTCAAGTATAATACGGAAAATCAGAAGTCTATCATTCGGGATAAGATAACAGAGCAGCTAAGACTTCATGAACCTTGCTGTGATGCTGATGAAACACAGTATGCAGACGGTTTGCTGTTTACCGGCGGTGAGCTTGATGCTATGGAATACAACACATTGAAAATGACCGTATCTATCAGAACTAAGCTGGGAGATACTACATCAATAGATTTCTCTGACTTGCAGTCGATCATTAACTATGTCGGAGATAAGGTCAATACGGAGGGCTAATAAATGGATCAGTCAAGAGGTTTAATTAAATACACCAGTCGTGATTATAATTCCATTGTGGCTGAGTTCTGGGATCTTGTACCAAAGCTAACAAGTCTATGGAAGCCGGAAGCTGATGCTGACCCTGGTGTTGTCCTTGGTAAGTATCTTGCTAGTATAGCTGATATGCTTGGTGTGAACATAGATATACTGGCAAATGAACTATACGCTGCGTCCGTAGTACAGCGCAAGAACGCTGAGAAGATATTCGGACTTATCGGATATTCCTTGGGTTGGTATACTGCTGCAAGAACAGAAGTGACTTTTCGTAATATTCAATCTTCATCAACTGGATCATCCATAACCCTAGATTTTGGTTTTAATGGGTCTAACTTTTCGACCTTGAATGCCTATACGGACATTACCCAGCAACCTAGAGTTATCACATATAGTATTCTACCTATGACAAACTCATACGGTGCTCAAGATACCAGAAGCAAACGTAGTATGGTCGCTGAAGGAACAAATGTGTTCGCTACCACAGATCAGGTCACACTAGCACCCGGCGAGTCTGTGACCCGTGTAGCTATCGAAGGTGAATTACGAAGTGAAACTGTAAGTGTTGCTGATGTGAAGAAGAACAACTATATCATCAAGTTGCCTTCTCAGCATATAGACACTACAGCTGTATGGATAAAAGCAAAGTCTAATCTATCCTCAGATGACTTCTTACTTACACAGTGGATCCAAGTTACATCACCAGCTGATTTTGTTGAGCCCGAACCCAGGTTTGCTGTAACGTATGATAACTACAGTAATGCTCAAATTCAGGTATCGAATTATCTAAATCAGCTTGAAAACTATGATAGCAACTATCTTATAGTATACTGGATCGAATGTTCTGGTGTGATCGGGTCCGTAAGCCAAGATGTTCTTGGAAACTTCAATCCTGCGAAACCGCCTACCAGCTCCTCCGAAGCAAATAGCTTTGATGCAAATAGCTTTGATGCTGAGAGCTTGTCTATCAGTAATTTAGCTAATACTGTAGAAGTACCGCATACCTATACTGTGACAGGAAAAAGTCCTGAAACGGCAAAGCAAGCCTACCAGAATAGCAGAAACTACATCAATACCTGGGATAGTTTGATAACTGTTCCAGACTTCAACAGATTTATAAATCGTGAAGCTGGTGTTGACTGCGGATTGGTCATTGATTGCCAGAAGGCATTAGAGATCAATCAGGCAATCTATTTTGATACATCACTAACCGAAAGTCAGAAGCAGAAGATGTACATTACAGCAAGGGATTTCCCATTAGCAGAAACTAATACCTTCAATTGGAGGGAGATACTGGCTGACGTAGATACGTCTTCGGGCGTACCATTCCCTTGTAACTTCCAGACATTCAAAGCAGTTTGCTATCTCATACACAATGATTTTAATGATAGTTCGGACTATACTTCTTCTGAGTATCTGGATAGCAAACCCCAAGACTATCAGTCAAAGGTGCAGAATGCGATCAACTATATAAGATACAAAGCCCCAGTGTCTTTCCTTGATGGGGTAAATGCAGATTTCAGACCGCTACAGGCTATGTCGGTGGAGCTGGAATTTGGTTATGCTAGAATATTCCCTTGGTATGTTATTGGAGAGATATACCCCAAAAATCCAGTTTCTAAAGATGTAGCTGATAACATTGTAAAGAATGTAAAAGAAGCACTAGCTCTTCACTTTGCACCGGCTAACCGCTCGTTCGGACAGAAGCCCACGATAATGGAAGTTGTCGATGTAATTGAAAATGCGGATCCTCAGATAAAATACTTTGATGCTGGATCGCTTAAGAATACAGTCATCAATTGGGGTGAAAAACGTATTATGGGTAATTCCGCTCAAATAGTCAAATTTGATATAGAGTATTTCAATCCTATATCATTTGCACAGTATAAAGACGTTGGTCTATCAGAGAACAATATCAGGGTAGCACCTGATTGGATCATAAAGTAGGTGATTTTGTTTGGATCTTAAAAATATACCGCTGCCAGAAGTGTATGTGGAAAGTCAGGACTTCCGTTTTTTCAGAGAGTGGTTCGTTCAGGCTTTAGAGAAAACAAAATATGATACCGAAAACATCTTTGATCTATATGATCCATTACGGTGTCCGGAGGAGCTGGTGTGGCTTCTGGCAGACACCATGGGCTTCAGATATGATGATAGACTACCTACAGCATTCAATCGCTTAGTTCTGATATACTTTATGTCGATGATATATAACCGTGGCAGTAAGGACGGAGTTATATTAGCGGCAGAAGTAAACCTCGCACAATTCCGCATACTTCAAGCTGCCGAAGCTGATATAAATGGTAGTAATGACAATATTGAGAAGGCAGACAGCATTTTGTACAACCGACTAGAAGATACTACAATACCTGTCAATGCGGCATCTGTTATCCCACATACCGCAGAAGGATATATTGATGTAGTATATTTTTCAAAGGAAGTACCTAAAGATGCCTGTGTTGAATACGTTCGTCCACTAGGTATGTTTTGCTTTTCATATGCTGGAGTCAGATTTGATGCTAAAGCAAAGATTTCTGTTGATGCGAGACTTACTAATAGTGATGACGTTGGTATGTCCTACGGTCCTACTCAGGTCGGACATTATCGCAGAGCTGACTATGCAAGACTACAGAAAACTATTACACCTACGGAAAATGATACTACTGATACAAGAAATCCTGTGTGGTATAGAAATAGTGACTATGAAGATATAGCCCATGGTGATGGTACATATGAGAGCGGTACTGATCCCAATATGAATCCGGGATATAGGGCATTGAATTCCTTGCAGCTCAGTAATAATGAAGAAGTTGTTATGTCTTTGCTTGGTCCGATATTCTCTCTGGGTTATGGTCCACAAGATGTAGATACTGTATATCCAGATGATTATTACAAAGAGCCGCTGACGCCTGATGCTTACAATCTTCGGTATGATAGGCAAATGGAAGAAGATAATACGCCGCTTCATGATGATGAATACGATATCTATACCATTGATGATGATAGATCACCTAGTGATCCTGAGCTTGGTATTCTGGATCCCAGACCTAGAATAAATCCGTTAATGGCGGAGCTGGGTGACGCTATATCTATGAATGATCTGAACACGGAGTATGCTGGTGATATTCCATGGGAACCTGTAGATGAAAATGACTACATTTATGAAATTACTAACGGAGAAGCAACCGTGCTTTACTATATCGGAACTGGCATAGCCGTGCAGATCCCTGCTACACTTGGTGGCGCTCCGGTAACTAAACTAGCACCTACAGCCTTCAATTATACAAATGTAAAGTTTGTAGATATTCCAGACGGTGTGGTTGAAATTGGATAAGGAGTCGATACTATGGCAATTACAGGAACAGGAACACAAGGGGATCCATTCCGCCCTGAGACCTGGGAAGAAGTGCTGCAATGCACCTCCACTGATGGTATATACACAGTGTTGCCCCAGAATACTATCTTTAATTTGAATGACTATTTTCCAGATGGAATACCCACAGGAGGTATTATACTTAGAGGATTCATTGATGGTAACGGATCTTCCATTATAAATGCACATTATGAAGGTCCAGCTCGTGCAATTATAATGTCTAATTCGGAAAGCACTGGAAGTATAAAAAACCTAAATTTCTTAAATTTTTATCTCAAGGTTACTGCGACTGGTGCCACTTTGATAGGTGTTAATTCCAAAGTTACTGAATATGGCCCATATTCTGGTCGAGCCTTTTATAATTGTATATTCTCTGGATTAGTAGCTGCCACTTCTAATGTTAGTTATTGTGCAATTACACAGGTGTCTGACGCTGGGTCTATATCCAGATGTGCCTATAATATAACCTGTGTAGCATCCAGTGCTAATTTGGATACCGGTAACTATACGGCATTAAATAAGAATTGTAATATTAGGCTAGATCATATTGGTGTAGGAAGTTTTGCATTAGACAACTGTTATATGGAAGGTAATATATCCCACTGTGATATTAATTCGATTAGTTCTAATGCCCCATCTAATTCTTCTGTACTAAATATTGAATCGAATTCAATTACAGCAAGCAGAAGTAACCCAAGTATGATCTTGGTAAATACAGAAAAATATGCCGGAACTATACCTACAGGTATGAATGGGGTTACGGATAATCAATTAAAAGATGCTGACTACTTGAGAAGTTTGAGCTTTCCCATTATTAAGGTATACTAAGGAGGGATTAGATGATAACTGGTACAGGTACTCAACAAGATCCCTTTTGCCCCGAAACATGGGAAGAGATATTAGAATGTACTGTTACGGATGATGTATATACACAATTTCCACTGGTTCTGAGTAAGACTGCGGATACATCGGTAATTGCTGGGAAGAGGTATTTTTATGCAAATGGAGAAGAAGTGTCCGAACCTACAGCGTCGCAACTTGATAATTACTATGAAAATTCATTTACGGTAGATTTCAATGACTACTATCCCACCGGAGTTACAGAGGAAATCCTGTTCCGTGGGTACGTTGACGGTAGAGATGCAAAGATACTCAATGTATTTTATGACGGTGCCACTTGCGTTTTTCGTATGTCTAATCCACAGAATGGTATTATAAAATCTTTGCACTTTATTAATATGTGGGTGATAGAAGCTGCATCAAAAGAAGGTGTATGGTATACATCACTATTTAGGTGTCCTGGAGACGCATATGCAACTCCAAGCGGGAGAGTGTTTGAATATTGTAGTTTTGCTGGAAGGCTTGAAAGTGCTGCCGTAGCGGTCGGTGGTAGTGCTTCCGAACATTATAGATGCAGTTACAATTTTGAATTGATGCGTGGTGGTGCTATAGCCGCTAATAGGAATGATGGTCACGGTGTGTTACTTACGGACTGTGACATTACAGTGCATGGACTAGATAATGGTACAATTTATTGTGGCAGACCTGTGAATTCCTACATTCATGGGTCGATGAATGCTATAGAACTATCCGGAGTAGGAAGTAATAGTATAATTGATTTATCAAACCTAACCGCCGTGGCCAGAGTTAATGGTACACCTACCAGAATTCTGGTTAATCTAGATAAATATTCCGGAGGATCATTGAGATCGGGATTTGTAGGGGTTACTACAAGTCAGCTCATGGATGTGTCCTATTTACAGAGTATTGGATTCCCGATAGATGACGGAACTACTGGTTGGACTATGGGTGCGGATAATTTCCCCACAAATGTTAATTTTATTGAGGCACCTAAAAATGTATGGGTTACACCCTTACCATATATTGCATGGAATATTGATCCACTTGTAAATAATGGATACCCATATAAAGGTGTATTTTTAGATATGCCAGAATATGCCATAGAAGGTGAAGGACCTAAAGCGCTGTGGCGTGTAAATCTAAATGTTTCTGAACACCCATATATCGAATTACCCCCAGAAATTCCAGCATTTGGAGCATTTGCAAACGCAAATAATTTGGTATATGTTAAGATACCAGCCACAGTTCAGAAATTAGGGGATCAAGTCTTCGCAAATACTAAGCTCCAGAATGTTAGAATATCTTCAAATTGTACTTTTTCAAATACAACCTTCCCTCCTGGCTGTCAGGTGGATTATTACGAATAATTAAATAAGAGGTGATTTATATGAGTATATCAGGAACAGGAACAAAAGAAGATCCATATATCGTAAGTACATGGGAAGAGATAGTATCCCAATGTGGCATAGCTAATGTATACGTCAAGTGTATTCCAAATTTAGAAATAAATATGAATACATTATATCGTTTTGGGGCTACATCTATAACATTTAATTGTGCTGAATGGGACGGTAATGGAGTTGTTATTAAAAATGGGTATTGGCATAATGCTCCTATTTTCAGTATGTTTATAGATACAAACGTAACCAGGGTAATTAAAAATGTATCCTTTTTGAACACTTATACTGACACCAATTTGTTCCAAATAAAGAGTTCCTATGGTATGTTATTGCATCTGTTAAATATTACAATAACAGGGTTTCATACCGGCTCTGATGTAATGTTTAGAATTAATCAAAATCAAGGTAATGTACCTACATTATTGGAAGGATGTTCTTTCAACCTTAATAATCCAAATGGTGGAGTAGGATATAGCCCATATGCTGATTATCATCCCACATTCGACAACTGTTTTATTAAGTGGAATGGAACGAATTTTAGTGGTGGTAATACTAGTGGTACTCCAATATTAAAATCAAGTAGAATTGATGGTAAAATAGGTGATTCCTCAAATTCTACCTACTTGTATTTTAGTTGGTCCAATTCTATTATTAATGCTTCCGGAAGCCAGATACTCTGGCTAGGTTCCAATGTGGGTACCTCTCATGTTATTTATAATTCCGACTTAATTTCTTCTGGAAGTCAACAAGGTGGGGTTACAGGATTAACTACAGAACAACTAAAAGATGCTTCCACTGTAGCAGCTACAGGATTTCCTATATATGTGGAGGAATAAGATATGCCGAAATTTGCTAATTTCAATGTAGTTGACTATTATGATTGCGGTAATTCAGGTATGAGTGTAGGTTGTACACCTACATCAGGGGTTTTGAGATTTCAATGGTCGTTGGAAATATTAGATATCTCCAAAAGTATGGATATTCATGGCAACTGGGGCAGACCCGGCTCTGGATATTATGATTGGTTAGCATATGATAGTGCGGCCCATAGGTTTCAGTTACAGCAATACAGTCCGTGGATATATTGCTATTCCGATGTTACGGATGTATCAGCTGATACCGTATACGATATAGAAGGAATAATTTCGGCATCGGGGATGTCTATTACAGTAAATGGCATAACAAACACAGCATCAGGACACGCTGCGGCATCAAGGGATTTTTGGCTATTTAATAATGGTAGTGGTAACACTCAGGCAAATGTACGAACGTATAGTCTCAAGATATGGGATAATAATTTACTGATTGGTGATCTATTACCTGTGGAACGAAGATCTGATGGAAAGGCAGGTTTATGGAATCAAGTCAACGATGAAGTATATTACCCAGATGGGCATGAATCATTTTACACTGATATCCCTTGGATACAAGGTGAAGATCTATTTCCTTATAATGAAAATTTCATACCTATGCCAGAAAAAGCATTAAGTGAGCCACCTGATGCCATTTTCCGTATAGACGAAACCGATGATTTACCACATACAAATTTAGCTCCGGTATTAAATATCCCAGCTCTAACAAAACCTTTTCCTGATGCTGTATTTCGTATAAAACCGGATGAAATGGGAGGTATACCTTTTAATAAGTTGCCCCCTGATTGTCCAGCACTAGGAGCGTTCGCAAATGCAAATAATCTGATATACGCTAGGATACCAGCCACGGTTCAAAAATTAGGAGATCAATCTTTTACTAACACGTTGCTAAAACAAGTGAAGATATCTCAAGATTGTACTTTCGATGAAGAAACATTCCCCAAAGGTTGTTTAATAGAATACTACAAATAACTACTATGAAGGTTAGATCCGTATAGGATCTAACCTTTTATATTTATATGGGGTGATACTATGGCAGATATACCGCAGAAATACGGTCAAGGACCGTGGCATGAAATAACGGATCCAGAATCTGTTGAAGCTCAGAGAGATGTAATAGGATTTACAAATCCAAATCTCCACAGAAGAAAAAGCGATCAAATTCCAGAAGATATTACCTACACAGTTTCAATATATGGACTAAATTCCTATAGATATACTGAAACCGAAACACACGATGAAGATTCAAGAACAAGTGAGGTACCGTAATATGGGAATACTTGAAGCCGCTAAGTCAATGAGCGTAGACCAAAATGTGACGTTCAATGTACTTGATAGCAATACCGGAAAGGTAGTAAGAAGCTATTCAGGTCATAACCAAGTTACCAATTCCATGCTTGTGGGTATAGCTCATTTTCTCATGGGTGACGGTGTACTCAATCAGGGAAGCGCCATGCTGGATAGATTTGTACCTAAGTATATATCTCTTGGCACTATGGGGCTTTGGAGTCAACGGGCTGATTCTGATGGATTACCTATTGGTATTGGTATAAGCAATGACGAATATTATACCGAAGAAAGAAACTTCATCGAGTATATGAAGCAAGTTCCGGGATATGGAGCGGATGGATATGACCGTTATCAAAACAATGGTCGAAGCCACTTTGGTCTAGGACCTAAAGCTATTCTTCTGAATAACGTTTGTGTTGATTGTGAATTAATTTCTGATACATTTCCAAGATCGCCTATTGTGTATCGTGAACTTATACCAGAAACAAGAGCTGAGTATCCTCAGACCGTAGATGTAGTTCTATCCGCTATGATTTCAACTGGTGCATTAGCACAGTTCCGTGGTGCATATGATCACATATTCATAACGGAAGCTGGTCTATGGTCACGACCTGACTATGTATATCCTGGTGACAATGGTCTGCTTGCGGCATATAGGCTTGTACCACCTAATAAGGAAAATTGGGATATGACGGTAGCAGCTAACCGTCAAATTTTGAAACAGCAGATAATTCGTGTTGACATAAATCAGGTAGTTCAAGTAATCTGGAAGATTCAGCTTGGATCATTGATACAATTGTTAGGTGGTGATAGTAATGAATGATTCAGAATTAGTATTCACAACTTCTGCTGTCTTAGATCTGCTTTCTCAGATAGATGAACTCAGTGAATATAACATTCATCTTGATGAAACATCTGAACAGCTTAATATCACTATCGGTAATAATGAGTATCAGATCGCTCCTTTAGCTTCCGATGTTGAAATAGATGCTGAAGCACTTGATGAAGTGGCAGAAATAAATGATGAAACATTCGGTGATTTTTCCAGCTCCTCCGATACCATCGAATCTGGTGTGATCAAGGAACTGGCTAAAACATTGATGATAGGCGGCATCATTCGTCTTACAAAGAAACTTTTAAGTTGAGGTGATAACGATGAGTGGAAAGACAAAACGTAGTGTCCAGGCTAGTACGATCGATTCCTCCATTATCGGTACATATGAAGGTGAAGCTCTTGACAGCATGATCACTAATAAGAATGGTCTGGATATTACTACCGAAGTAATGCAAAATGTTCTTGAATCAGAAGAATACAAAGAAGGTATCAAATACGGTTGGTTCATCGGATTCTTGGGACATCCGGAGGATCCAGCTTGCCAGGAATTTGAGAATGGCTGTATTGTGCTCACCGATATGTGGATCGAAGATAACGGCAAGGTATATGCCAAGTTCAATCTGATTGATACACCGGTCGGACAGATTGTAAAGAAGTTCATAAATGCCGGGGTGAAGTGGGGTATTTCTATCAGAGGAGCTGGCGACATAGTTGGTAATTCTGTTGACCCTGAAACATTTATGTTCCGTGGTTTCGATCTGGTAGCTTTCCCAGCTTATCCTGAGTCTATACCGGAGTTCAAGGAAATAGCGGCATCTACAGATCTGGCAGACAGAAAGAAGTATCAGTCTGTATGTGCAGCTGTAAGGGACAACCTATCAGCTATAACAAGTTCTACAGCAATCAATATCCTTCAGCAGCAGTTTGCACCGCAGTCAGCTGAGTTTGCTGCCCTTGAAGCCAGAAAAGAGGCTATCAATGCTTCTTCTATTGATTTATCAGGTGAGCGTATCGAAGCTATGACTTGTGCATATATCGAATGCCTTTCTGAAAATAAAGCTCTAAAGTCTGACCTGGAAAAGACAAAGCAGAGCAAAAGGACTATAGAATCTGCTTACAGAAGAAAGTTCAATGCAATACAGCGGATAACTACTGCACAGATAGATGATGTGCTTGCAAGCCTTGATGAAGCTGAAGATGCTAAGTCCATTATGGCTGCAAGGACAAAAAGAATGTCCGCAGATATCAAAAAATTAAATAATGAGGTTGAAGGCCTTAAAAAAGCTAACCTTATATATAAGCAAAGGATTACAGCAAGCAATCAGAACAATGCCGATCAGCAGTCTACTATCAAGGATCTGAAATCCAGACTTCGTGAAACCGTCACAGCAAGCAGAGAAGTAAGATCCCAGACATCAAACCTTGATGCAGAGAATCAGAGACTATCGGATGAACTGATTGAGTGTCAGCAGCAGTTAGCCGCTTTCCAGACAGCATATGCGAAAATGTACGCAAATGCTCTTGGTGTAAATTCCATGAATATACAAGTATCTCCACAGACATCTGTAGCAGAGATTCATTCGCTTGTAGAAGCTAGTATGAATACCTGCAATATCGCTGCACAACCAGTTGTAGATGATTTTTACCTGACAGATGCTGTAGATGATGACAATGAAATAATTTCTATATAATAGGAGTGATAAGATTATGGCAATCAAGAAGACATTCCGTCCTACCGGCATTTCTGCCAAGGCTAATCGCCCTATGGGACGTAGACCTGTAACTGCAAGCACCAGCATCACATCTGGTATTCAGAATAGACAGGCAAGAAGAGCAAATACAGCAATCAAGGCTAATTTCGCAGGTCTGACACCTGAGCAGGCACAGTTCGCTCGTCAGATCACAAACAACTGCCGTACAAGAGCAAGCATCATGGGTGCTACAAATACATCCAATATCGCTGCAAGACCTGACTTCCTTGAACTGCTTCCTATGTTCGTTCAGAAGCTCCTGATCCTTGACGTTTTCGGTTCAGTAGCAATGAAGAGCAGACAGCAGCTGATCCCTTACTTCAAGTTCATCACTGAGAACACCAAGGGTGAGACTCAGAAGGGAACAATCCTCAGCAGCCCATTCGTAAACCGTCAGGGTATCGATCCCAACTTCACTGGCAGAGTTGTCAAGAATGAGATTGTTGAGTCTGCTGCTGGTGCATTCACAACAGGCAGCCTCGCATATCTCCCTGTACTTCCCGGCTCTGTAACAATCGTAACTGACATCAGCGGTACAACAACTGCTTACACAGATGACGGTGCCGGCAATATCGTAACAGCTGCTGGTGCTGCCGCTGGTACTATCGACTACAGCACAGGTGCTATCACATTCAGCTCCGCAGTAACACTTACAGCTGGCGACACAGTAAAGGCTACATATCAGTACGACAATGAGACTGTTGGTCCTAACGCTGACGGTGAGTACGGCGCTCAGATGGGTAAGGGCTACCTCCAGCTTGACGAGATCAACCTTGTTGCTGAGGTCAAGGAGCTGGCTTGCTACTGGTCTGTATACAGTGCTTTCGCTGCACAGAATGAATACGGCGCTTCTGTAGCTGATATGAGCAAGGAAGCCGCTTTCAGCGAAATGACCGCTGAGATCAACACAATGGGCTTCCAGAAGCTGGCTCAGGCTGCTTCTTACAAGCCTCAGTACAACTGGGATGCTGCACCTGTTCAGACAGCAGTAATGCCTTCTGACTACCTGAATATGTTCAAGCTCAAACTTGACCAGGCAGCTTCTTCTATCTACAATGAGACACATATCGCAAGACCTAACTGGATCATTGCTGGTACTAACGTAGCTTCTTACATGAAGATGATCAACGGCTTCAAGTCTGCTTCTCTGGAAGACACTGTAGGTCCTTACAAGCTCGGTACTCTGGATCAGTTCAACGTTATTGTTGATCCTAACTATGATCCTAACAAGTGGGTAATGGGCTGCAAGAGCAACGACATTCGCAGAAACAGTGCTCTGTTTGGTGAATATATGCCTTTCACAGAGACTGCACCCGTAACACTTGCCAACGCAAGCGTACAGCAGGGTTACGGCACAATGCTTGCAATGGAGGTTGTAAACCCCGCTTCCGTTGTATCCGGACGTATCCTCGGCACTTTCTGATCCAACGCAACATCAATGCTTGCTGTCCTGCCTTGACTGGTGGGACAGCATTAAATAAAATCCAAATGGAGGTAATCTACTATGGCATACAATATTACTATAACATATGCTGGTGTACAGGCTCCTGAGTCACTTCCTTTCGTAGCCCCTGTGTGCAGTATCTTCCTGCCTACCAATTCTTACATTGATACAGAAGCATATGCTGGCACAGTATACGATACAAATGTGCTCGGCTTCGGCAAGATCGATCTTATGGACCCTTATGCTGATACTTCTTTCCCATTCCCTGTACCTCTGGCTCAGTTCAAGCTGGCTGTTATCGGCGAAGATGTGCTTGACAGTGATGATAAGCCTACCGGTGCCAAGAAGGTTGAGTTCACAGTTGACAGCTACATGGAAGCATTCTACTACATGGAAGCTGGTAAGGCTCTGGCAGATCAGGGCTTCACTGTAACTGCTGTACTTGCTTCATAACCATTGATCGGCGAATAGTAGTTAAATTCTTGTTGTGGGGGAGTTAGTGTATGACAATACAGGAAATTGTAGCTCAGATCAGCTTCCAATTAGGCTTCCCCACAAATAAGAATGTGGAGGAGCTGGATCTGGAACAGGCTGTGCTGATTGCCTTTCAGGAATTGAAACGCTACATGAAGACACCTGTACAGAAAACAGTTCCGTTTTCGACACGGCTTGATCTTCCGAAATTAGGTATAAATACTGTGAGGGTACTAGCTGTTTATCCAGCTTATCCTAAACTCGGATTGAATCTTACTTCTATTGAATCAGGTAATGTGTTTCAGGTTGCGGCAGCAGTCAATGTTTCAAATGGTTTCGGACAAGGATCCACTTTGAACATCGACCCTATCATGACGGAGCTTGCATTAGCTCAAGTACGAAACACACTAGCTACTGATTTTCAGTGGAACTATGATTTACCTAATCAGTGTGTATACCTTGCTATAAGGGATCCAAAGCCTGCTGTGGTAACAGTAAGCTATGTACCGCAGTTCACTGATGTGTCGGAAATAACCAATAATACATGGATCAATTATCTGATCCGCCTTTCCTTGGCCTATGCCAAAGTTGCATTAGGTAGATCAAGGTCTAAGTATACAATAGAAGGATCTAATGTTACACTTGACGGAGAAATACTTCTCAATGAAGGTAATGCTGAGTTGGAAGCTATCCGTGGTGAACTAGGTCCGAAAAAGAGCAAACTTGTAATAATCAATTAAAAGGAGGACTGTTTTATGCAGATTCGTAAAAAGGGTATCCCTTCAAGAAATCGCCGTGTAATGGCTGAGACTGAGGTTGCACCAGAGGCTTCTGAGCTTCTTCTTGAGACAGAGGATGCTGCACAGCTTATCGCTGAGATCACCGGTGAAGATGTTGAGGTTACTGTAGACGAGAACACAGTTACCTTTGCTGTAGGTGATGAAGAGTACACTTGTGAAGCTGAGGGTGATGAGGAGATTCTTGAGGCTTCTTCCAGACCTCGCAAGGATATGCGTAAAGTATCTGCTTCCACAAAGGCGAGAAAGCCTATGGGCGCTGGCAGATCCGTTCGCAAGCTCCCTCGCAAGTAATCTATCAGCTGTAATAATTCAAAGCCGCCCCCGACCAATGGGGGCCGTTTTGCTATCAGGAGGAATTTATGGAAAAGATAGAAGCTGGTGCTATCAAAGATGCACTGAATTTTCTTAAAGGAATCTCGGAGAAGATATTCAAGTATCTTAGTTCGGGTGAAGCTAAGAAAAACTTAAAGATGGGTACTGCGGAAGACCTTGGTAGTGGCAAAGTAAGACTTCCTATCATGTATAAGAACAAGATACCTACCTGGGTCGAAGTGGAAGATCTAGGTGACGGACTTATCAATATGAGTGTGCTTGTCACCGATATTAACAGCAAACCCATGACTTTCAAAAAGATAAAGGCCGATGATTTTGAAACCAAGCTAAATCAGGCATATGATAAGCTGATAGATGATGACTTGAAGAAGTCATTCGGTATCACTTCATCTAAAGAGCTTCGTGTGTCACTGCAAAAAGTGGTATCTGCTACAGAAGTGGATATCAGGCTATGCGGTATAACTGCAAACTATGATTTCAGAGAAGCTACTGCTGTGCTTGATACTTTATTGGATACCAATGAATTCATTGAAGCGATCCCAGAAGAACTCACTTCATACTCTATTATAGATGAGGGGGAGGAGCTGGACATAAGTTCTCTTGATGAGGCTATGGCCGGAGATCAACTTACCTTGGATTCGCTTTATCAGATGCTCTGTGCAGCTGTGAAGTTCAATATGGAAGCTCAGGTATTCCATTGGGATTCTGCTTTTAATGAGCACCTATTCAGCATCACTGGGGATCTGCTATATATGTCTCAGACTGATGTAAACCAGATAGGTCTGTGGATAGTCCAGAACTGCAATAGCGTAGTTTCACCATATGGGGTGCAAAGCGGTATGTGGTTTGAAGATTGTGACCTTACGTCACCACATTCACCGCAGATAGAATCTATCGGTACTGGAAAGATATTCGATGCTATTGATGCCTATGTCGATACATTGAATTTCTTTTATCCGAATTTCAGCCATGATATGCAGTTTGAGATAGACCGTATGATCCGTGGGCTGAAGGAGATTTCGGATTTCAGATTGAAACAATACTGTTAAATTTCTGACAATCGTTAAGGTAACTGTAAGCATATGATCAATATTCCAAAAGGAAGGTGTTTGCAGTGAAAGAAACAATGAGACATGAACTTGTCGGAAACGATAGGATCTACGATTATATTACCGGAGGACATGGTACTGTAACCTTGCAGTCCAGCTCCGGAGTACATCATACATACCAGTTTTCAGCACCTAATTTTCGCAAAGAAGGTGAAGATACATTATGTGTGTTCACCCTTGTAGACGGTAACGAGTGGGTCTATGTTGGTATGTACAAGAACAAGCAGTTCCAGCTTACTAAGGCTTCTAAATTTCCCATTACTTCATCTATTGTAAAGGGGGTAGCATTTATTCTGAAGCTGATGCTCAAGCCGGGATATTCCGATGAACGTATGCACTTATTCCATGAGGGTGTTTGTGCTAGATGTGGTAGACCATTGACCAACCCAGATTCCATTGAGCTTGGAATTGGTCCTATATGTCAGGAGAAAATGTAATGGGCTTTGATAAAGATGCTGGTTTCAGACGGTATCTTGAAAAGTCAGGGAATATCTATGGTATTGTGCAGAAGGTGCAGCGTGAAGCCCGGGAGTTGGCTTCTCAGTACAATGATAAAATACTGCATTCGGAAGCTATTACTCATATCATGTGTGGCACTGTACCTGAACATAGGTGCTACTTCAGTGATGAATATGAAGCTAAAGAGATCCGTGAAATGTTCTGTTATATTGATGATGTAGAAGTACAGAATGCTGTATATGACAGCTTTTATGAAAGTAAGAAAAGAAATAACCTTTATTATATATATAATAGTATAACCGATGGCGGTAAAAGAGCAAGGGTCAGGGTGTTGACCCGTATGCTCTGGCATCAGCTTATTGAAGGAGGTACCTTATATGACTAATGATATA